GGAAAAAGTTGTCAATGGTAAAATCTTATCATTAGGTGCTATCTTCTCATCTATTAATTCACCCGATTGTACAACAAATTTCGGTGTATTATTTGAATCTGTTGGCAAAACAGGAGGTACTACTGGATCAGGCGGTTTTTCTGCAGCTGCTGCCACAGCAAAAGATACAAAATCGTAAGATGGTGATACCCCAGAAGGAAATGTCCAAAAATCTTCATAAGCTTGCCTTGCCTTCTTGTAAGCCCTTAAACAACGAGGCAATACAACGCCTCGTTGATCATAACAAATAGGAGGCAATAAAATATAGCTATCATCAATTCCCGACTGAGTCTCGTATGTCATACTAAGTAAAACGCGAGCAGCGCTGCGAATAGAATGAAAACCGCAATCACGAAATATGCAGCAATCGAACTTGTATTGTGCAGCAAGCTCTTCTGTAATTGTATCTTCTACAATTTGATCCATTTGTAAAGCAGTCATTCCACTGCTTGTTGCATCATCGTCTACATAATAATGTATACGATCTTGCGAATTGAAAGAAACACTAGATTGTGCTGATCTTTCAAGCGGGTCATCCAACCCTTGTAGATTACTACCATTTGAATGGCTACCTGAGGTAACCATAGTTTCTGTATAATTATTGATACTTTCGAGTGAAATCTTAAAATGCCCCACACTCATAAGGCATTCAGATAAAATGCGTATTACAGGGGACAAGCCTTTCAATCGTTTTGCATTAAGAACGATTAAACGGTAATCAATATCCCCTGTGATCAGTTTTTTTCACCCATCTCCGTGTATGTACACTGTAACTGGTGGGTGTGGTGAAGAAAATTATGTTTTTCAGCCAGAATGATCAATTTCTGCTGAGCTTCAACAAACTTATCTTCACCAAGTGGGAAAAATTCCCGAATGGCTGCATCACATACCGATGCAGCCCATTGTGCATCTGAAATCTCCGTTGATTTCATACGTACATGGAGCGATTTCATAATTGAATCATACTCCAAACAACCCATCCAACGTTGTTTTAAAGTATTATAAGTAGATTTCCGCTTCAAAAAATCTACTTCTCCAATAGACATGTACTTTACATGCTCGCCTTCTTTACTAGGCGGAGTATATGTCATTCCAATGGTATCTATATACTGAGATTTTGTAATGTTATTAAAATCTGAGTACTTACTAGATACACTACCAATATCATCATCACCGTATGTCATCATTTTGACACTATTGCGAAAATCACAT